ATTTATAACGTTACCTTTCAGCTGCTGCGCCTCGGTAACGGTTGAGGTTATAACCTTTTTTAAGCCCTCGGCGTCGTTGGCCAGATCCTTAAAACCTTTGCCGTCGCTGTCCAGCTTAAAAGTTATAGATATTGTGCTTTTTCCTGCCATAATTCAATAACTGATGTTTCGTTCTTATTGCAAATAATCGCACCAGGTAGAAAAACTTTTACCCCAGTGCGATTATCCGGTATTCTTTTTTTAGGCTTCTATACCGGCTTTTATTTCCTCCTGCAAATTCCTAAACCAGTTGTTTAGATCATCTGGGCAGATAGCGTCGGCAAAAGCCATAAAATCCAAACCAAAACTAATACCGTCTGCTGCTGAGGCCGAAGCCACACAGCAATACAAATATTTACACATATCCGTAAAATTGTTTTCCAGCTGTGTAATATCCTTGTTTGCGATCTCTCTAAATCTAATCATCGCGCCCATAGTAGGACGGCAGGGATATGCTACCCCGTTAATAATTACTTCAATCTTTGCCATACTGTTTACTTTATTATGTTTAACATATAATTCTTAAAAACCGCTGCGCGTGTGAGTTCTGCGCGCAGCGGGCAGGCGTCGTACCTTTAAGGCGACGACAATACGACGCCGTTTAATCTCTGTATAAAATCCCTTTGCGGCATAGAAGCTATTATATACCGTATTTTGCCTTTTTCCTCATTTCTGCTACTTGAAAATCCGCATTTTTTCGCCTATTTCTGCACTTAATTTCGATAGTTTTGCCCATTATAGGCGTATTAGCAGCCTGGCGCATTTCCTCTACAGCTCTCATTACTCGTGCTTCGTTGGCCGCTTCTTGTGCTCGCGCATTACAGTTAGTATCTGGGTACGCAGGATCCGCAGCCAGGGTAAAATCATAGATACCGGTAATAACTTTTACAGTGTAGGTAACTATCGTTTTGCCCTTTACAATTTTCACGCTGCGCGAGACAAAAGCATTATCATAATAATGTGTAGTAAACATAAAACTACAGCCGGCAATATCGCCACGTCTTACCAGCTCTAACGCTTTGTCGCCGTCAACAGTCTTAGGCGCTTCAAACTCAAAGTATACGCCCTTATCGTCCACGCTGTAAGTTAGTGTACCTTTCCCGTTCTTGCTGCGTGCTAAAATCAAATGTCTATCGTGAAACATCGTCATTTTAACATCGCAGTTATCCAGGAGCTTTTTAGTAACCGCGCCGCGGGCTATAACCTCGTACGCTTCTTCGTTACCGTCGCTGTAAAGTTTTGCAGACGGGGTATTAAACAAAATAGCGTAACCGGTAATAGTACGGCTTTCAGCCTGGCCGTTTTCATTCTCACGTATTCGCAGATCCGTTACGGTGTGCAATACTCTTTTTATCGGTTCTTCTTTTTTCATATTCTCAGCAGGGTTATATTTACCTATTTCCGTTTATAACTTGCTTTATTATTCTACGGCTGCTTCTGCTTGTTCGGGTTGTACTGGATCCGCTTCTACTGGTTCCGGCTTAGCGGGGCCGTCGCCCGTTTCTTCTACTGCGCCGTTAATCATATTAACAGTGCAACCGCTAAGGGCCTTAACTGTTACCAAACCGCGCGAAATTTCGGTTAGCGCTTCTTTATTTCGCATAGCTTCGGTTAAACCGTTAATCGCGTCCTTTGCTGCGTTTTCAGTCTCAAAAGTTAATCGAAGCCTATCAAAATACAGCCTATTACCTATTACGTGGATTGATTTTACCGCGTTAATGTTTAGGAATAATTCGCGATTACGTTCTATGTGGTCGTTAATACTTAGCCCTTCTCTTTTATATTCGCCGTCTGGCGCAATTATTTTTACAAACATTGTTATTCGTTTTACTGGGTTATACTTTTTTAGTTTTTAACTGCTTCTGCGTACAAAGCTGCTATTTCGTCCCAGGGGATAGCTGCGGCGTATTGTTTTGTACTGATTACTAAACCCGCGGCGTGTGCTTCAAAAACTTTATTAGTAGTACAGCCGCTATCTGGTTTATAGCGTATTACTGCGATTTTGTAGCTGTCGCCGTGTTTGGTTTTTACTAATATCGCCTGGGCGTTGTCGGTAGTGTGTCTATACTCCAGACTCACAACTGAATTTATTTCCACGGCTGCAAAAAGATCCTCAAATACTATTTTGTTCATTTTTCAAAATCTTTATCCGTTTATATTCAATTTTGCCAAAAGTTCCGCAAATCCAAAAAATTGCTCGCGTTCTCGCGAGGGTTGGGGCGAGGTTTAACGGGGTATACCCCCATTAAAAAAACACCCCCCGGTTTACGTTTCGGATCTCGTCCAGTGCGCGCGGGTCTATATTATCTTTAATATGCAGCTGCGCGTCGTCACCAAAGTAAAACAAGTGATTGAAAACAGCGCGCGTTAAAAAACCTTTGCAGGCTGCGTTAAGGTTTTTAACCGCCTTTTCTATCTCTCTGTATAGTTTTGCGTTTTCTCCGGTTGCGTATTTCTTTCGGCTTTCCTTGAATTTTTGGTCGTCAATTTCCAACAAACCGGAAGCGTTAAACCTGCAATACTTTTTAATTCCTGCTATGTCGTTTACCTCGTTGCTTGACAATCCGCCAAACTTGTACTGCTCACAAACAGCGTCTAACGTTAAACGGATATTGTTTTCTGCAAAAGTCTTAAGAACCTCGTTACGGCCTGCTTCCGGGTGCGCTTCGTAATAACGTTCAGTATACACTTCCTTTAATTTGTCGTAGCCACCTACGGCAATATCCGCAACTGTTTCCACGTCTGCCGACAATCCCAAAGCAAAAAGCGTAGGCATCGTAGAATTATTTATACGTCGGATCTTCTCGTACATACATAGACGGGCTATAAAACCGTCGCTTTGTCCAATTAAAATTTTTTCTTCTTTCATTGTATTGTCTGTTAATAGTTACTGTTCTAAAAGATATTTGCAAAGTTTTTCGTTCTGCTTTCCCTCGTCTGTTTCTGCGTACCAGTTTAGAAATACTTTATCAGCGAAGAATACGCGGCGGCCGGAATAGCTTATATAATCCGCAGTCTTAATTTCGCGTGGACAAAAGCCGCATTTCAACATATCGCCCAATCGGGCAAAATTGACAATCTCCCCGATAGTCATACTTTTAATGCCAGCTTTGCGCATTTCCGGTATAACACATTCATTCAAATACTGAATGTCTGCGGCAATTTCGCAAAGTTTCTCAGCTCCATTTTCGCAACCAGGACGCGCAAAAACTAACATTAAGTTGTCTAATTTATTCATACGTTTTTATCTATAATGTTTAACAGTCTCTACTATACGGTTAAAACCTTGTTTTGGGTACCAGCATAAAAAGGTAATAACCATTTTAACCCTCAAAATCGTATAGGCTAATACCTATATCGTCGCTGTTTTCGGCCAGATCCTCTGCGTCGTCGCTTGGATCTTCCAGGCTGTCGGCATTGTCGCCAGCTGCTGGCCCGGGCTTGCGCTGCTGTACGTTGTCCGGATTGCGTCGCTGGTGTCGTCGGTACATTATATCCGGCTGGGGCGTTGGTTCCCAGTTTTCAAACTCGGCGAACATTTGTTTTATCAAATCCTCATTCCGTTCTAAGCGGCGGCCCTTGTTTTGTTCGGCGTTGTTTACTCGCTCCACAAATACACTGAGCAGGGCCGTACATATTTCGCACAGATTAACAAACCCGTAGTCCTTGCAGATACGCTGTAACTCGTCGTGGAATACCGGCGTTATTGATACGTTTATACGGTGGCGCATACGATTACTATTTTGCTGTTTGTAAACTAAAACTGTGTAAACTCTATTTTCCTATATTACTATACTGTTACGCGTATGTATGCTTTTTGTACACTGTAATACCGTATTTTTATATATTACGATAAAACTATATAGCTATATAGATATTTTAAGTTTACATAGTTTACATATATATAATTATCTATAAATCAGTTTTTTAGCCGTAAACTTATTTGTAAACTTAATTGTAAACGTTTACGGCTCGGTTTACATTTGCTTTTTTTCTTGGTTCGTTCGTTGGTTGGTTGCTTGTAAACTCAGCCGTTTTTTGGGTTTACATTCCGGGGTACGTTTACAGCTCTTTTTATATCTTTTCGTCGGTGTCCGCGTCTCGGATCCTACGCTGGTAGCCGCGCTGCGAACCGTACAATTTTTCCGCGTGCCTTGTACTGGTCAGCGGCTGCCAGTCCGGAAAATCGGCCATTAGCTTTGCAATCTTTCGGGCCCGGTATCGGTAGTCCTTGTCGGCCATATTCGCGCCCATTCTCTCGCAAAGAAACTCAGCAATGCAGAAGCGGTCGCGCTGTACTATTCCCTCGGCGTCCAGCGGATCGCCGGCGTTGAGGTAGGCGCGGCGGCGTTGCAAATCCCAGGTTACCCAGTCGGGCGGCAGCTTCATATACAGAAACTGGCGAAGCAGCGGTTTTGTCGGGTCGTCGCTTTCGTCGCTAAATTCTTGCTGGGTATTTCGCAGTGCGTCTGCCTGCTCTTTATCCAGGTACAGTTTTTCGCCCGCTTTGTAGTAGTGTACCGCTTCGGCCCAAAGCTGATCGCGCCAGGTTTCCAAACGTACCAGACGATCTGCCAGCGGTTCGCCCGCGCAAAGCTCCGGCATAATCTGTATTACCCAGAAGCGGCGGTTACCGGTGTCGCCTTTTAGGAATTTATCTTCGTTGGTCGTTCCGCAAAAAACACACTGTCGCGGGTACGGCGTTACGCGTCTGTCGTACGCGGCCCTATAGCTGTCTGCCTGGTTGGATAGGAAATTTTTAACGGCTGCTACTTCGCTGCGCTTTATACTGTTAAGCTCGGCCAACTCTATAATCCATTTACCGCGCAGGCTCTCGCGTCCCTCTTTGCCCTCGATCGTCGTAATACTGTCATCAAACCAGGGGCCGCCCATTATTCTAAACAGACTGGATTTGCCCGTTTCTTCGGGTCCGGTCAGCGTTAGGCAGGTGTCGTACTTTATACCTGGCTCGTAGATCCTGGCTACAGCTGCTACAAAGTGTTTACGGGTTATCGCCCTATTTAGGGGCGTGTCTTTGGCGCCCAGCAGCGAAATAATAACTTTATCCAGGCGGGCGCGTCCGTCCCATTGTAGGGCCTGCAAGTAGTCGCGTACGGGGTGCTGCTTATTCTTCAGCGCTACGATCGTAAACGCGTCGGCCAGCTTGTCTTTGCCGGATAGCTGGTAATGTTCTTCCAGGTAGCCGCGTAGGTTGGCGTCGTCGGCGTCTACCCACTGGCCCGGCTGTTTGCGCCAGGGTAGCTGCCCGGCTTCGATATATTGCGACAATTCGTTTACCCAGAAGCGGCCACGTAACGCGGGGTCGTTCTCCAGGATCAAACGGAAATTTAATACGGTCGGCTTTAACTCGTTTTTCTTGCCAAACTCTAAACCCGTTTTCCACTGTTGCGCGTCGGTTAGATCTACTTCTGTAAAATCTTCGCCCGCGCTTTGCAGCAGCGCGACTTTTACCCTGCCGTCGGCAGCTGCAAAATCCCTCATAGCCTTGTACGACGGTAGGCGTGTAACGTCGTCTGCCTTGCTTCCTATATCCAGGCTGCCGTACTTGTGTATACGTACCAGGTCGAAAGCGTTGCACAGCTTACCGCCTGCCGGGTCTGTGCAGTGGTGGCTATAGGCAAACAGCCCGTCGTAGCATACTACGCCGTTGGTGCTTTCGCCCAGCTTGTAGCTGTAGCGTCCCTTTGTGCCAGGCTTGTATACGTCGTCTAAAAACGTTTCTATAGCGTCCTCGATACTGTAGGCCCTACAAAACGCGCCTATAATCTTGCCGTCGCCCTCGAATTTTTCGCGCGGGTCGCCTGCTTTCTTAATTTCTCGGCGTGCTACTGTGTCGCCCTCGCGTATGCTGCGCGGCCAGCTGGCCACGTCGTGCCAGTCGTCGTACTGGTTTAATACTTCGTCCGGATCTAACAGCTTACCGTCTTTGTGGTTGCAGTAAAACTCGGCGTCGCTGGACGTGCTGGGCCAGTACATTAAACGGGCTGTCTCGTAGGTCGTGTCGTCGAATTGATTTATACCTATTTCCCCAGCGATCTTGCGCGCGATCGGTTCGTATTCATTCGGGGCCATATCTCGGCTGGTCGGTATGATCAGTCGCAGGCGCGGTTTTTCCGGTGTATGTGAGTGCGACGAATAAACCAGCGCCGTATACTCCAGGCTTGTATCTATTTCGTCCCACAGATCCGCTGCCGGTATTGTTACAAAATCCAGATCCAGCGTTAGCATAGATCGCGATATTACGTTTTCTTTCTTTCGTCTCTCGCCGTTTAAGGATCCGGCCACAAACCCGCCTACGTCCTTTATCGCGCCCTGGGCGTCCTTGCTCATACTTACGTACTGCGCTGCTGTTTCTTGTGTGCGTTGTGTCTCCGTGCAGCGTTGCACAAATTCGGCCCAGGTATAGTTAGCGCGTTTCCATTTCTTGCTCTCTCGGCTTTTGCCTACTGAGACTACAAAATTACGCTCTTTCATACGGTCCGGTTATTTGCTTAGTACGTGTACGACGGCCTGGCGCTGTGTCTCCTCAACAGTCGCGATACGGTTACTTTGTAATATCTGGGCTAATTCGTCGCGCTTGAAATAGCAGCGATTACCAAACGGTTTGTAATAGGGTATTTTCTTCTGCATAGTGAGTTTGTACAGATACCCCACGGTAAGGCCTAAAAACGCGGCGGCCTCTTGTGTTGTAAGCATTTCATTTGCTCCCATAGCTGTAACTTTTAGTGGTTCGACAAAATCCGCTTCGCGCGGGCTCTTGCATATCAAAAGCACAGCAAAGGAATATAAAAGAAAAACAGATTATAGCACCCATAAATAGCTATAATTCAGCACTATAAATAACTATAATATCTATAAATATTCTACGCTTATACATACTGCATACTGGGGCAGTTTGTCTATTATTTAGACTGTTGCGCAGTAGGGCAAAATAAGCCCGTACGGCCGTCGTTTGTTGCGCGCAGGGGTTTATCGTTTCGGCGCTCAAAATTGAAAATAGGCCGGTTTCTGGCACAGATGGGGTATAAAAAGAATACCCCGGCACTGTTATAGCGTCGGGGTAGTGTTTCCGTTAGGGTATAGCCTATTTTGCGGCTTCGTCTTTTATCTGTCCTACCAGGGCTAAAAGCGTTTCTATCTGTCTATCCTTAGCAGCCAAAAGCTCGCGTACAAATTCGCTGCTTAATCCTACTGTCTGCTGGCCTATTACTGTGGCACGTTCGCCGGTTACTTCTGTCGCTCCAGTAATACCGGCTGGGGCTTCTGGCAGATCTTCTGCGCCCGCGTTAATATATTCGTCCTCTACGCCGTTAAGCTCGCGGAAATAGGCTAAAATAGCCTGGGCCTTACCGTTTCCACCTTTGGCAAAAAGACGCTCGAAAAAGTCGGCCAGCGCGTCGTAGTTTTCTTCGTCGTTATATAGCCACTCAGTTACTAACTTCTTGCGATCTGCAAAGTTTTCTAATCCCTGGATCTCGGCCAAATACTTTTGGCTCTCGTTGTTCTTTGTTCTCATTGTTACTACTTTTTAATGGTTTAATATATTCGGTTTGTTACAGTCTTAAATTATGATTTACTTTTTACCCAGCAGCTCTTTACCGCGCTTTGTCTGGGCCAGCTGGTCGCAGCTTCTGGCCGCTGCTGCCAGTGCTTTATCTATATCGGCCGTATATTCCTTGCCGTTTTTATGGAGCTGGAAAAACGATTGCGACAAATTAGGCACGCCCCAGAAATCGGCAAACACTTTCGCCCAGTGATCCACACCCAGCAGCTGGTTAAGCGTTCCAGCCATATACGCGCAAATTACATTTTTTGCAGCGCTGGCCGTTGGCTTGTATTCGCTATCCAAATATCCGGCTGTTACCAGGCTGTCGAAAGCGGCGCGCGCTCCTGGTGTGTCCTTAACGCCTGCTGGCAGGTTCGGACGTGTGGCGCTGGTACATTTTGTTACTCGATTTGTTACTCGGCTTTGCTCATTTGTTACCTGGTTCTGTCCTGGTGTGATCTGCGCCGGCTGCTGGCTCTCCAGTTCTGCTGCGATCTCCGGGCAGTATGTTAATGCCAGGGCGCGTACGGCTATCGTAGCCATAGCCAGGGCGTCTATAATATCCGGGGTATCTATTCTGTTTATATAGCTTTTGATCGTAGCCCAGGCGTTACGAAATTCTGGCGCCCACAGCTGGCCCGGCAAACTCTTTATATACGCTTGAAATTCTAACGGATCCACGTATTTACGGTCGCTACTATCTATTAGCGCAGGATCGTAGCCCTGGGGCTCAAATAGGCCGGCTACAGCTCCGCTTACAGTCTCTAAATAAAATCTATCTACGCTATCCATATTCTACTAATACGGTTAAGTTCTACAATACTAAAAACGGATCCAGGCTAAAAAACGCTGTCGAATAAGTCTACGGCTTCGTTTTTCTTTTCGTTTACGATCTTCGCGTATACCTGGGTAATACTTATATTCGTGTGGCCTAACAGCTTCGACGTGGTGTATAGATCTGCGCCCAGGGTTAGCGACGTTGTGGCGAATGTGTGGCGCGCTACGTGAAACGTTACCGGCTTAGTAATGCCCGCAGCTTCGGCCCATCTCTTTAGATACTTATTTACTACACAGTTTAGGCGTATATCGTTGTTAAATATAGGCGCGTTCATACTGTCGCTCTTTTTGCGCTCTGGAAGAAACGATAACGCCTGCTGGCCCAGTGGCAAATATAGCGGCTCTTTCGTTTTTTGCATAACGATATTTGCATAAAAGCGGCCGTTATTTTCTTCGATATTCGCCCAGGTTAGCTGCTTTACGTCGCTAAAGCGCAAACCGCAGAAGCACGAAAACAGAAACGCCCTTTTTATATGATCCTTTTCGGCCGGCGTCTCGATCAGCTTTTTAACTTCGTCGATTGTTAGGAATGTACGCGTACTTTCTGGACGGTGTGTTTTTTCTGTCTTGTCGATTTTCTTAATAGGGTTTACGCCTATAATTTCTTCGCGTACGGCAGCGTTTAATACAGCGGTCAGCAGCTCAAAGCGGGCGTTAATAGTAAACGCGCTTAGCGGCTTACCTGGGCGCTCTTTGCCGGTCTTTGGATCCGGTTTTAACTCTACGCGGTAATTACGTAGGTACTCGATAAATCCCAGGCAGTAATCCTTATCTACGTTACGCATTGGTAAACGGTCGCCGTATTCTTCCAGATTGTTAATAAGCGCCTGCATATTGCTAACAGTGCCAGCCGTAAATTTTTTACGCCTTTGCTCTTTGCAGATCTGTAACCAGTCGTGTAGTAGGATTTTCGATTTTGTGGGGTCTACCTTGATACCGGCCGTATTATTGCTAAGCTCGATAATACGCTGCGATTTGATCGCGTTTGCCGCGGCCATTACTTGCTCGTTCTGTATTTTCGCTACTGGGGATTTTTCGGGCACCAGGTACAGTTTAAGAAATTCGTAACTGCGTTTGCCCTCGCGGTATATATCCAGATAGATAGATTTGTTTCCGTTGCTCAATTCCTTGAAACGGATACGTACGGGCTCTTTGGCCCTTGTTTGTTTCTTGGGTCTTGCCATTTTATTACTACTATTAAAGGTTTGTTACGTCGGCAAAGGTATAAAATGTATTTGTTACTTCCAAGCATTTACGCCATAAAGTAACAAACCAGTAACAAAAAAATAGCATTTACAGCAATAGCAAAGGAAGATAAAAGAAAATACCACGCTTTTTTAACTGCGTGGTATTCAAGATAATAGAAAGCATTTGCCTAACAAAATAAAACAAAGGAAAATACCGCCTATAATTGATAATCAATTGAATACGTAGAGTGTCAGAGAATTAAATTCTGACGTTCTGTAACCTGTTCTTTTTCAGATTGTTGCGCAATCGTGTGTCAGACCACTTTTGGGCAGTTTGTTTGGTAGTATCATATAATAGCCTTAACTTTACCTCGGTCAATTAAACAAAAAATGTAATAAAGATGAGAAAGATTTTAGGATTATTAATGATGCTGTTTTCATTGTACGCTTTCGCAGGAATAGCTGTTGGAAAGGTCGAAGCAAATGAG